ATATACCGTATTTTCAGGGTTTACACCCGACCAACGAATATCGGAGTAGGTTTCAATCTTAGACGGATGATAATTTTTAATAAAATATTTCAATAATTTACTAAAACCCCCAATAATATTAAAATTAAGTTTATTACAAAATCTAACCAACTCATATTCTTGATTTAAAAATATACCATTACCTAAAACTTTTCTTTTTTTCCCAAAAGTCATTATGCTGACCAATTCATTTTTAAAATATAAACCAAATCTGTGTTTATCAATCGAATTACCTTGTAAATGATTTTCACTTAAAAACACTGTTGATGTTTTTTTATTAATAACTCTAATATCACAATTTCTCGCAAATATTTTTTTATTTATTAATAACATACTTGATAATCTTGAAAAAACCTTCTCCTTATTTAATAATAACTCATCCTCAAATATCTGTATTAACTTAATATTTTTATTATTCGCTAATATTGATTTATTAATATGATATTCTTTATTTTTTTCCCCTGAATTTTCGGAGTGGTAATAATTACCATTTATTTCAATACCAATACCGTAATCAGGTAAATACAAATCAATTTCTTTACCATTTAAGATACCCCTATCATTATCAATATGTTTAATGTTATTTAAATTGATAAAATCACGTATAATTTCCTCTAATTTTGAATTTTTAATAATTGGGTAACATTTTCTACAAATTGGAATTTTACCTGAACCTAATACAGTACTCGTAAAAACGTTATCACATTTTAAACATTTAAATTCATATGGCTTTGAACTATTACCCGTTTTATTAACAAAATACTCTTCATTTAATTGGAGATTATTTTCTTTTAATTTAGGTAGTAAAGTTAATAAATGTTTGTCTTTAAGATTTTTTTGTAGTTTTTTAATAAACTCAGGTACTAACATAGGGTGATTAACACCGTATTTATCTTTAAAAATGTTTGGGTAGTTAATTTTAAAATTTACAGTGTCAAAGAATGTATCCACACCATATTTTTTTTGTAAGGATTCTTTACCTTTTAATAACCTACTTTTTTTATTAATCGGGTTTTGATTCCACAATAATCTACATTCATTTGAACATATTGTTTTTTTATGTTTTATTCTTTCAGTAAACTCTTTATCACACTGTAAACATTTTCGTATTTCTCTAACTGATTCGTCTTTTGTTTTCCCCAATAATTTAACATTTCTGGCATATTTAAAATAACAATCTCTATTACAAAATTGTTTATCTCTATGTTTATAATCTGTTGTAAATGATTTATCACAACATTTACATATTAATTCTATTTTCATTGGTAAAATATTAATTTAATTAACGAGTTCCCCTCTACATATAAATATAATAAATTATATAAAATAAAAAACCCCCACTAAAAATATTAATGAGGGTTTTTAATAATAGTATTTAAAATTTATTATATGTTCTCAAATGAAGCACCTGTTGGTGTTATATAGAAAGTAATATCTATAAATTCTAACGATTTGGTTGGTTTTATGTAAATCTTACCTGTCATTTGATTTCTATCTAAATCAGCGGCGTCTGAGGACACCGTAACTCGGAAATCATATAAACCTCTATCTCTTCTAATTGCGTCCAAGATAGGGTTAACCGCGTCTAAGAAGTCTTGTCTTACTTTTTGGTCGTTTTGTTCAAACAATAATCTTACAGATACCGCTGAAATCAATTTACGTGCTTGAAGTAATAATCTTCTAACATTTATTCTATCAAGTGCTGATTGAGCTACTTGTAGAGTTTTGTTACCCCAAATTACCGTTCCAACATCTGAGAAAGTAGCTATTGGATTGATACGTCCTTGGTAAAGGGTATCTCTATCTTCTTGAGTTAGTTTCTTTCTCGCTTTAACCGCGTTTACAATACCTCTTGTGTAACCTGCTGCGGCAAACCAAGGGAAAGCGATGTTGTCGGTTAACGCTAAGTTTCTAACAACTTCTGCCGTTGGTGGTAAGTAAATTTGTGTGTTATTAACACTATCTCTTGTTAATACCCAAGGGTAATAAGTTGCTGTATAGTTTGAGTCAATACCACTTTCTTCTAAAACATTTACCGCTTCTTGTGGGTAAATTAAAGCACTTGGGTCAGGACTTGGGATAAATAAATCACTGTCAGCTGTTGTACAAATGTATAATGAGTCAGCTCTATTAAACTCAATCATTTCAATAGCGTCACCAACTAAATCAGAGTTATTTGTATAATCAATACCCGGAGTTACGAATAAGTTAATATTAACCGCCTCAGGATTTGAAAATGTTTGTTGACCTAATAAGTATGCGTAGTAATCGGAATTACCATAATCAACACTATTATTTCCAACCGTGATTTGTTTGAACGCACCCCAACCTGTTGCTGTTGGATATTTAATATCCGGACAATATCCGTTTAAGAAACCTCTTCTACCTAATTTGAATGTGTCGGTATTAGTTCTTGATTCTCTATAGATATCCCAACCGTCAAAACCACCTTGTACTAATAATGAGAATTTACGTGAGTATATTCTGTAGTAAGGACTTGCTTCACTTGTCGGGTCAGATGTAAATGTTGTATCACCAACATAATAAGCCGGAGTTCCACTAGTTGAATAAATATTAGAAATTGTAATACCACTCGCGTTTTTATCCATATGGAAACCTTTTGTTAATGTTAACCATTCAGATGCGTCACTATCAATACATAAATTTAATGGTCTTTGTTTTCCTTTATATTGGAAGAAATCAACATCGTATCCTGCTCCGTTTCCTGTAGAAATACCTAAGTAAGTTCTACGAACATTATCACCCGGACTTAACGTAGCGTCATTACCACCCGAACTTAATCCAAATGGGGGGTCAAAAACAACTTCACCTGGGTAATCGTATTTAGTTTTATAAATAGGGAATGGAGCTCTTGAAGAACCATATTGTCTAAATTTAAATCCTTGGAATCCACAAGGTAGTGTATCAATCGGTGCATCTTCATTCATCTCAATCATAATATATTTTGAGTTCAACTCAAATTCACCATCAGTCGTACCAATTTTCTTAGCAACAAATGAATTATCATTAGGGTTCATACTACAATTTGTGAATTTCTCAATAACCACCGGATTGTTATCTGTGTCAAAGAAATCTCTAACCAAGATATCAAAAGTTAAATTACCAAAAGACATATTTGCTATCGAAATTTTAACTTCAGTATTTGCCTCATTACCATCAGATATAGTTGCAAATCTAAATAAATTAAATACCTTGTTACCTCTTACCTCAGAAACAACCCACGGAGAAACCGGTGTTTGATATTTTTCTAAGTAGTAAGCGATTGAACTTGAATCACCAACAGCAGCTCTTGGTAAATCTAATAAGTTACAGTTTAAACCTCTAATATAACCTTTATTGTAACCATAGTTCAATAACGATTGGAATCTTTCCTCAACAAATATAGGAACAGTTGTTCTTGGTTTAGCAAAGTTTGAAGAACCGAATACTTTTGGCAAGTATTTAGAATCTGACTCACTAAATGACGTTTCAAAGAAGAATGTGTTACCTTCATAATCAGTCACATTAAGACCAAACGTTGAAAATGGGTTTTTAGCAATATCAGAATATGTTGATGCTGTACAATTAATTGAGACATCTGTAGCTCCCGTAACTTCATAAACCGGACCATCACTACCTGTACCATATGTTGCAATACCTCTTGAACGAAGAGTTGCTATAACCATATCGTCAAAATCGGTATATGAAACCCCCGAATAAACATAAATTTTACCACTTACTGTACCACTATAACAAGTGGTTATTGTTCCGGTATTACGTGTTCCTGTATTACCTGTTGTGGATGGGTTACAAAGATTATTTATGATAACGTTAACCACCCAAGTTTGTATATTAGAACCGTCTTGTGATGTTAAAACATAAGACTTAGTTCCCGCTGAGAAGTTCTGTGTTGTTCCGGTACTTTGTTGTGTTACACCACTAACCGTAACACCTGTTGTACAAGCACTAAACGTAACGGTTAAAGCTGTTAAACCTGATGTTGGTGTTGTGGATGGTAATACAACATCAATTGTGTTAGTATTATAATTTATACTACCAGCTGTGTTTGAAACTGTTGCCGAACTAACAGATAACGAATAAAATGATGCACAATTAGATGATGTTGTTGTTGCATTTAAGTTACTTACAACATTATAAAATGAAAAACCACTATACGAACCATTTGTGTTATCAAATAAAGAATAATACCAAGGGTCATTATTTGCGTCGGTATAGTCAGTATTTGTTGAACTAACACTATCCACACCATATACGTTATTTTGAGAAGTGTAAGCACTTAATGAATTATAATTAGAACCTGAAATTGTACCGTAGTAGTTAATCGATGTTGCTGATGTACTTGGTGTTGTTATAATATCAAATAATTGTGATTGAATATCATCTAAAAGTCTTGATGTGCTACCATTAAATGTTTCGTAAGTATCATTTATTTTATTTGAGATTAATGTTGGTACACTAAATACTTGAACAGTTTCAATTCCACTATTACAACCTGTAAAAGTGAATGTGAATGGGGTTATTGTATAACCAGTACATACGTTAGCACATAATGCTAAGTCATATGTAAACCCTGAACATTCGAATCCTACTGTTGATTTATCTACGTTAGCGATTGTTCTAATAGACCAAGATGGTCCCGCGTCATATCCTGACAATCCCAAAATTCTTGTAACAAACAACTGATTAGATTGTTGTAAATAAGATTTTGCGATATACGAAGCTTCATACTTCGGTATTTGTGTATTAATAAACTTTTCAGGTGTAGTACCCCCAAAGAAGTTTGTGAATTCATCAAAATTTCGTATAAAGATAGGTTCGAAAGC